ACATTCCAGATGCCGACTTCGGCAATCAATCCATTCATTCTATTAGTTGCAACACTTGCATTCGCGCCAATTTGAGATCGAGTTAAAGTAGTGGCACTTTGTGTGCTTGAATTAGTCCCACTATTGCCCCCATTGATATATGCAGTTCGGCTATTTAATGCTGACCAAACTCCTGCCGCATGGGTCCATGTATTTGCGGTATAGCCTGCCGTCGAATACGCAAAATTTGGCCCAGAAGTTACAAAATCAAATGCTCCAACAAAGTCTCCTGCATTTGCGCCAAAAATAGCAAGTGCGAAATAACCATTTGTTGCGTTGGAGACCGAAACCAAATAGTCGCTTGTAGTCGTCTGGCTTGCGTTGAACCAGCAAGCTAGCGTGAGTGGAGGCCCACTTACCGGCGAGCTTGTCATGCTCAAATACTGACTGCTCGCCGATGTGAAATTGTAAGCCATATCAAGCCGCGCTCCTTACTTCGACGGAGATGAGTTCGGCATCGCCTGTCATGGTGTCGTTGGTTGCATCGCTGCCGACGCGAGAAATTCGCAGGCGGTAAGGCTCGCCAACTGCCACGCTGTCGAGGGTGGAGAGCGAAATGCTGGTCGTTGTGGGAATGCCGCTTGTTCCGTTTGCCGCTCCGTTGCCCTCGGCTGCGGTGTCGAAGCTGTCGGCGTCGAGGTCGGTGTTTCCGCGCTCCAATGCTACGCGCCAGCGGACATTGCCAGTGGTGGCGGTGGTCGCCATCCAACTGATTCGCACGCTCAAGCCGCTGGCGAGGTCTGCCGCTTCGGGGATGATTGACGGGAAGATCGCGCTCTCGATTGTGGCATCGTCAAAATCGAGGACGGCAACCGAGTTGCGCGTGTCGAGAGTTGCAAAAAGAGTGGCGGGCGGCGAGCTGTGGCGCGGCGTGAATACGGCGAGGGTCTTTGTGCCAGAGGCACCGGAGAGGATGGGTGTGGCGATCATGCGAAAGTGAGATTGGTTTTGTTTGACCACGCGCCGGTGGCGGAGCTTTCGGAGACTACGTCTCCATTGTCATTGGTTGTTGTTTTGGTTATGTCCCAAGTGGTCACGTCATAGACGCTTCCGCTGGAAGGAAAGTCGGATGTGGAAATGCTGGCGAGGTAGACGGTATTGCCGCTCAAGGCGAAGGCCCAGAAGCGTTCGACTGCTGCGCTGCCTGCTCCGATGGCATACACCGCTCCCGTCCCCGGATGGCGGGAATAGAGGACGTGGTCGGCATGATTAAGGCAAATCTCTCCGAGACCTAAATCGCTAGTCGTCGGGATTTTGCCTGCTACCGTGGATTTTTTGGGAATGATGGTTGCCATTATGGAATGGGGTTGCCTCCGGGGGATCGAACCCCGGAGGCGGTGGAAGGACTAGTAAGTGCCTCCGTCGATGGTGCTTTCAAGGGCGCTCACGCGAGCCGATACGGCAGAAACTGCTGATGCTCTTGTGGATGCCTCTGAGAGGATGTCTGCCTCTGCGGCGGTAACCCGTGATGTGAGGGCTGTTGCAGCGGTCACTACGTTGTCGATGCGAACTCCGAGAGCGGAATCGGCAGAAGTCCTTGCGGAAGCCTCTGAAGATACAGCACTTGTGCGGGCGCTCACCTCTGCGGCGAGGTCGCTTTCGAGGGTATTGATGTCCGACTCTGCGGTCGTTACTCTACCGGCGAGTGCCGTTGCGGCAGTCGTGATGGTCGATTCCGCACCTGTGGCCCGTGTCACTTCGGCTGCGAGGGCGCTCGATGCGCTAGCGGCGAGGCTAGTGATGGCGCCGTTGATAGTGCCATCGGCGGCTTGGAAGGCGGCGACGACTTCGGTGAGGGAGTCGAGGGCTGCGCCATCAACATTGCTCAACACATTGTCGATGCGAGTTCCGAGTGCCACTTCGGCGGCGGACGCACGCGAAGCCTCTGCACTCACTGCCGATGTGAGAGTGGATTCAGCGGCTTGGGCGCGGGTGATTTCCGAATTCAGCGAGGATGTCACGGAGGACACTGCCGAGGTTCTATCACTGATCTCTGTTGCCAAATTTGCAGAAACTACTCCTTCAGCGGCAGTTGCACGCGAAACCTCTGCTGAGACTGCCGAGGTGAGTGTCGAGTCCGCTGCGGAGCGAAGCGAGGCTTCTGCGCTGACCGCGGAATCTGCGTAAGTCTTTTTCGCAAAGACGTTTTCGCCACCAATTGCAAGAACGCCTTCTGCCGTTCCGATGAAAAGTGACTTGTTTAGTGTATCATACGCCAACTCAGAGAGTTGCAGACTTTGAGGCTGACCACTGCCCCGTTTGATTTTGATGATTGGGTTCGCCATTTGATTTATTGTGTTGGTTTTGTTGGGTTTGTGTTGTTGTTTTGGGGGTAACTAGAATTGTCCGCAGTCGATGAGGGCATTGAGGAGGACGTAGGTGGTATCCTGCCAGCGGTAGGTCTGCCCTTCGGCGAGGTCGATGTAGAGTCGGGCCGAGCGACCGATCTCTGGGAAGTCGGCACGGGTCGGATATTCGACGATGGACTGCGCGATTTCGGGCAGGATGAGGTCGATCTTACTGAGATCGAGTGTCTGTGCTAGGTTGGCATCGGTGATCGTTGTCATGCGTAGGTCGATGTCTCCCGGTTATTCCAAGCCACGTTGGTTGCGGTGGCGCTGGAGGTGATCGATCCTGCGCTAGACACTGCCGTGCGGGTGATGGTCCACTTGGCGACTGCGGCGGGCGATCCGGTGGCAGGGACATCGGAGTTGAGAAGCATGCCGTAGTAGTTGAATGTGGCAGCGGTATTGGTAGCGAAGGCGTGGACGTACAGGTCGGGAACACGCTGCGAGGCGGAATAGAGACCGAGAACGACGACGACGACCTTGGCCCCATTGGGGATAGCCGTGGAAAACGTGATCGTGCCTGCGCCGTGATTGACGAGGTAGTCGATGGTCGGTTCTTGTACGACCCCGTTGATGGAGACGATGACGTGGTTCGGGTCGCTGGACTTGAGGCCGAGGATCGCGAATGTCTTGGCGACCCCGTTGCCGTAGAGGGTGTTTTTGGCCGAGTCGATGACGCCTGCCTGCGGGAGACCGAAGTTGAAGACAGCGGTATCATTTGCGCCCGTGTTGGTGACAAACGGGAGTTCTGCGCCGGTCACGGTGCGGACACTGCCGAGAGTCACATGAAGAGCGGGGTAGCTAACGCCTCCAGCAGGACCACCACCCGAAGACTGCGAGGCATCGATGCCATCGCCGCCATTGCGGGAGGAGACGAGCTTGGAGGACATCCAAGCTGGCTTGATGCGGCCCTTGCGTTCGGTCGAGTCCCGGCGGATGGCTGGGCTTTTGGCAAGGGAATCGCTGTCCTTGGCAAGGAGGAGCGCCTTGTTGGCATCGCCCGTGAGCGGAATGGCAAGCTTGGAAGCGAGATTGGCCGTGAGCAGGTCGATGAAGAGGGAATCGAAGAGGGTGACATCGGTGACCTTGCGGACGTATTCCAGCGTGATGGCCTTGCCTAACCAGACATCCCAGTCGGTTGTCCATCCTATGGTGAGGCCAGGTTGTTTGGTCGTGCCTGCAACGAGGCATCGGTAGACGACTCCGTTATTGGAGACGGCATTGCCGACCTCGTAGGATCGGTCAACGACCCAAGCGGGCGTGCCGGAATCGGCGTTGCTGAGAACAAAGTTGCCTGCGACCTCCCATGAGGAATCGCCGGTGGAATAGTCGTAGTCATTGACCCGGAAGACGCGCAGGCAGTCGGCTGGGATCGCAAAGCGGTAACTCCACTTGTACTCTGGGCGAGGCAGGGTCTCGATGACGGTCCCGCTCTTCATGGCCCACGTCCACGATCCGGCTAGGAGTATGGCATCGCGCACCTGCGGGTAGAGCGATTTCGCGAGGAGCATCGCCTGCGAGGAGGGGCCGAACTGCTCGGCAGTGCCGACCCGTAGGATGGCTTGCCGACAGAGTTCGTCCTCGGTGAGTGCGCTGGATGGACGCGAGGAGGCGCGGGCCTCGACCGCATTCTTGAGAGAGGGCTTGCCTGCGAGGAAAGCGAGTTCTTTGAATAGTTCCTCGGATTTCATTCGATGATTTGCGAAAGTTTAATGGCCAGAGTGACCGTGAGCATGTTGGCAAAGACTGGCGGATACTTGCTGGCGTCTGTGACAATCTGCGTTGTCTCCACTTTGATAGGAGTTGGGAAATTGGTGTGGATGTATCCCGCTACGAGTTCCCAGTTTCCAAAGTTTTCATCCTCGTCCACGCCATTGACGCGAAGCACCTTGAGAGTGCCAACAGGTAAAGCGTAGCGGGTTGTGTACCCGAAGGCAGGAGGAGTGGCATCCGCCGTAAGAGAAGACTGAAATCGAGCGAACTGCCAATCGAAGTCGGAAAGCACTTCGTTGCGAGTCTGATCTAAGAGGCTTGTGGCAATGGCCATGGGTTCCCCAAATGCTTTGAGGGTTTCGATATTACCGACCCGAAGTAGAGCTTGGCGGCAGATTTCGGAAATCGTATTAGCAGCAGTGCCGGTGCGTGGCTTTGCGGATTTATCAGCAAGGATTTGAATGCTAGGCCGAGTCAGTGTCTCAGAGGCAGCTTGGGCAAGGGCGGAAGCCAAATCGCCCTTGGCGGTGAGAGGGAGAGCAATTTTGGCCGCGAGGCGAGTGATGAGCGCCTCACTGAAAGGAGCCGGGAAAAGCGACACATCGGAAACA